TCTTATGAAGCTAATAGAGGAGATAGACTTAGAGCTTATTTCCTAAAGAAAAAGAAAGCTGATTTACTATGTCTTAGACCACAGTTTGAACAAGGACAATTTATTTATTCTAAAACAGTAAGTCAAACTGGATATATAGTAGGAAATAGTCTAGCTAAGATATCATTAGTAGATGCTCTTAGAGATTGGCTTTTAGAAAAAAAAGAAGTTAATGGGATAGAAATTTATAACATAGAAAGGATTCCTTGTATATTTACCATTAGGCAAATAAAGAGTTATAACATGAAAGGAAACTTTGATGGCGTTTCAGCGTTATTAGGAGTAACTTTAGCTATTGGTGAACAGAATCATAGAATGATGAATAAATCAAAAACTGTAGCATTGCAGACAATACGTAATCATATAAATAATAGATGGAAGCGGTATTCAACTTAAGAGAAAAAAATAAATCAGATGATTGGTATAAGAGTATAATGAACACCATTGTACCTTTTAATAATACCAACATGGAATCTTATGAGAAGTATAGGCTTATCTATGCTATTCTTAATAATGATGGTAGTGTATTATTCAGACAATTATATGAGTTATGTAATCCTGAAGGAGAGATGTTTAAGTTACCATTTGAACAAGATAGAGAAATAGTTATCTACAATAGATTATATCCTAAGTTTATGTATCTCGTTGGACAGATGTTAAAACGAGGTGATAATTTTGATGTATTATTATTATCTGATAGAGATAATGCTGCAAAAGATGAAGAAATAAAGAAAGTATTAGAAGCAGCAATCAATCAAGAGTTAATGATATTCCAAGCACAAATGGAAGCTGGAGGTGCTAATGCAGAACAGATTGAAGAATCTATGCGTACTATGCCTAAACCTGAAGATATAGATATAAAGAATTTTAAGAGTGAAATGGAAATATTCTATAATGATGTTGTAGAATACTTTAAAGTTAAGTTTGATATAAAGTCATTAAAGTCATTATCATTTAAACATGTACTTGCAGTAGATAGATGTTTTATGGTAGTTGTAGAAAAGAATGGACAACCACATCCAATGGTATTAAATACACTCCATTGTGGTTTTCATAAGAATAGTAATGAAGAAAGAATAGAGAAAGGTGATTATTGGTGGTATAGAACACCAATTACTGTTACAGAAGCTATTGATGAATTAGAAGGTAAAGTAGAAGATGAAGTATTAGAAAGACTACGAGGTTATACATCTTCTAACTATTTAACACCTAATACAGCATGGGATGTAACTAGTGGACAAGCTAAATCACAATACAATTATCTTAGTGTAGAAGAAGGAATGGAATCTAGGTTTCATGATAATAGATACATAGGACAATCAACAGGAACATCTGGAGATAGAAGATATAGAGCTAATCAATTAATATGGAAAACTTATTTAGAGTTTAAAGCTTATAGAGAAGTTATATTTCTTACAATGTTTAATGAATACAATGAAGTAGTTACTGAAATAGTAGATAGTAAATATCCTATTCCTGAAGATGCAGCTACTACATTTATTGTTAACAGATATAATCAGAAAGCTAAAAGATATGAATGGATAGATGAGTTTGGTAATGTAATGTATGCTGAAAAGATGTATATACCTAGAAGATATGAAATAACTAGATATGGTTATGATATCTTTACTGATATGAGAGAAGTTCCCAATCAACCACTATCTATTGATAATCCTTATGATTTTGAGTTATCTTGTAAAGGTAGAATCTTTTCAGGATTAAATGCTGAATCTATATCATTAGTAGAAAGAGCATTACCATCACTATTACAATATACATTTGTTAAAGACTTACAGAATAGAGAGTTAGCTAAATACGAAGGATATATAAAGAATATTGATGCTAGTCAGATTCCTGATTATCTAGCTATGGATGAAAATGGTAATCCATTATATGAAGGTGCTGATAAACTAAAAGTATGGAGGTATCTAAGACGTACACTAGGAGATAGTTACTATGACCCAACAGCTACTACATCAGGATTACCAAACAATCAAAGAACTACAGCAGTAACAGCTGAACAAGCTGGTTCAATTGGTGAGATAGTTAATATGCAACAGTTGCTAGACTTAATAGATAGAGAAATGGGAATGCAAATGTTAGTACCACCACAAGCTGAAGGTATATTTTCTCCAAGTTCTAATGTATCAGATAATCAACAAGCTATAGCACAGTCATATACTATGGCTGAAGAATACTTTAGACTACATCAATTAGTAATAAAAGAAACAGTAAATGAATACGTTACACAGTTTACTAATTACTATCGTAGATTCTTTGAGACTAATCCAGAAAAGACTGAAACATTCTTAAACTATGTTACTAGTGATGGAATGAAAAAGACTATAAGAGTAAAACCAGAATTACTTAATCATGAAGATTTAGGAATCTTTATTCATGATGGTGACTATAATGAAAGGTATCGTCAAATGATGACACAAATGATACAACCATTAGCACAAAATGCTGGAGAAGGAGCTGAAAGAATATCAGAATTAGTTATGGCTATGACTAGAGGTGATAGTCCTGAAAAAGTACATAAGATGATTGCTGCTGCTGCTAGAGAACAAGAACAAAGAATGCAACAACAAGGACAACAGCAACAACAAATGCAACAGCAACAATTACAAGCTCAAGCAGAAATGAAACAACAAGAGCATAATAATAAACTAGAACAAATCACATTAACTAAACAATTAGATGCTGAAATAAAAGCTATGGATGTCTATAAGTTTACTGATGATTTGAACCAAGATAAAGATGGAGTTCCAGACCATATTGAAGCTTATAGAGCTATGAGAGGATTAAATCAAAAAGATAGAGAGTTAGATATTAAAGAGAAAGATATAGCTAGTAAAGAAAGAATAGCTAAAATTTCTAAAAAAGAGAATACTAAGTCATCTAAATAAAATTAATTGAATAACATAAAATATATTTGCTTATGGAAATAGGAGATGATTTTCTACCAGAGTTGGATTTCGACTTTGAAGAACAAGAGGATGATACCATTATTGATAAACCAATCAATGATGAGATTCCTGAAGAAGAGGATGATATTCCTGATGATGATTCTGAAGATGAATTGTCAGATAATGTTGATACGGATGACAATGCTGTTGCAGCTTTTAATTATTACAAGGATAATAATTTTCTTACTATCGACCACGAGTTTGATGGTACATTTGATTCATTGAAAGAAGCTTTAGATAAACAAGCTCAAGTATCACTAGTAGGTGCTATACAAAACTTTCCATCTTTCTTACAACCCATTATTGAATATGCTACGCTAAAGGATGATATAACTCCTGAAGAGGTAGCTAACTTTTTGATGCAATATCAACCACCTTCATTTACTGAACAGGATTTACAGAATGATAATGATTTAGCTGAGAACTATCTTACTAATTCATTAAAAGCTGAAGGTCTTGAAGATGATGAAATTGAAGATAGAATTGATTACTTAAAAGATAGAAATCAATTAGCTAAAGAATCAATAAGACAGTTTAGAAAAGATGAGCAAGTTAGACAACAAGAAATGAATAGTCAACTGGAATATGTTAGACAACAAGAACAAGTAGAACAACAACAACAAGAAGTATTTGTACAGAACTTTGGTCAAGTATTAAATGATACTAATTGGAGGAATGACCATAAGCAAGTAATTGCTCATGAGTTTACAAGTGGAAACTTTAAGACTAGAATGGAACATGTATTTGAGAATCCTAAAGCATTAGTTAAGTTAGTAGATTTCTTAGCTAATTATGATGGTGAAGATATAAACTTAGATAAATACAAGAAATCAGCATTTAGTCCTTCAGTAAAAGGAGTAAAAGATACAGTAGAGAAATATTGGTCTAGCTCATCACTAGCTAATAGTAAATCATCAAGAGGTGGAAATCCTAAAGTAGATTTATCAGAATTAGAACTTATATAAAATAATAATAAAATGGAAAGAAAAACCGCCCTTAAAGTAACAGAATACAAAGGATTTGGTGGAAACTTCTTCGATAGTGTATCTCATAGTGCATTGTTTAGAGATGACCAACCTTATGACTTTGGTGTTATGACTGCACGTTTGTTTTCTAGTTCAACCAATTTAGGTTTAACTAACAAACGTTGGAATTATTTAACTATGGCTCAAGGTAATTACTGTGTAATTCCTGGTGGTCGTAATGAGTATGCTTGGTCTGTAATTGGTGATGCTGATGTTGACTTCCGTGTTACGGAATTGTTAGTTTCAGAATCAGCTAATCCTGGCAAAGCTAACACTACTTTTGCTATTGCTTTAGACCGTAATTGGTTAAAAGCTCCAGTAGTACTAAAGACTGCATCTGATAATGCACCATTACTAGAAATTATATCTGGTCCAGAACCACTTGGAACTCATTCATTTAGATATGAAGTTAAGATTCAGGATGGTAATCCTAATAGCTGGATTCCTGTAGAATACTTAAAACCTGGACAAGTTGTTACTCGTGTATCTACTCGTGTAACTAATGAAGAGAATACTAAATATGGTACTGACCAATACTCAAGTCAAATGAAACTTCGTGGTGTTGTAGGTCAATATGCTAACGAAGTATCTTTCACAGATAGGTTTATTCGTATGGAATTAGCTGCTAGTAAGTCTGGTAAATCTAATACTGGAACTTATGATGACCATGATGGTAAGAAATACAGAGATGCATTCTCTCGTGGACACATCTATCAAGCTAGTTTGAAGAATAAAAATACTAATGAGATTATTCAGAAAGGTATGTTTATTACTAAAGCTGAAGAAAGATTGTTAGAGCGTACTGAGATGGATAGAGAGATGATGTGTGAATTTGGTAGATTACAAATTGATACTGACCAAGATTCTAAAAGAGTAAAGAAAACTGCACCAGGTTGGAGACAATTAGTTCGTGATGGACAATATATGCCACATGGAGGTAACTTTACACTAAACAACTTATATGATTTCTTACATCAAGTGCTATACCGTAGAAGAGGATTTATGAATCGTAAACCTATGTTAGTAGGTGGAACTGGAGCTATTAGTTACCTATCAACTTTGATTGCACAACAAGCATCTGTATTCCAAACACTAGAGCCAGGATTTGCTTTAAGAGATAATCCTGAACCTACTGGAGTACATAAGTATGAGAAAGAATGGGGATTCCAGTTTACTCGTATTAAGTTACCAATGGGAATTGATGTAACTATTATGTATGACCCATCTAAAGATGATGATACATTATACAAAGAGAAAGCACCAGGTTCTTACTTACCACTAGAATCATTTCAAATTGATATCCTAGAGTTTGGACAAACTGAAAATGCTGCTGAAAACTCTAATGGTAATAACATTTGTATGGTAATGGAAGATAATATTGACTATTACTTCTCTGTAGCTAATGCTATTGACTTTAAGAATGGTATTGTTAAAGATGGTTCTAATGCTTACAAGTTTGGTAAAACATTAAGTATTTACAGAGAAATGAGTGGTTCATTAAATATTTGGGATACTAGTGCGGTAGGTCGTATTGAGTGGGTTCCAGGTTATGTATCGTAAACAAATAAAATAACTATTATAGCCTATGATTAAGGGACAAAAAATCTACGTGGTTCACGTACCACGTACATCAGCGCAAGGGAGACATACTTACGAGTATAAGCGTGATGATGGAACTACTATTTCGATGGGAAGAACTAGGTCTAAAGGAATATCTATACCGTTTAGTTTTGTAAGAAATGGAAACCAGTTGTTAACAGGATTAGATGAATTGATTGACAATCCATACTATGAGTTATCAAAAGACCAGATTAATTTTGGTAGCAACTGGTTTTCTAATTTCGATAGCGTAACTAGACAAAAACAGATTACACTACAGATGTTGTATGAGATAATGGATGATATGATTGCTGGAACTTATAGTTCTACTAGTAATACTCCATTAATGAGTCAAATCATGAATGATGTAAAAGTTGCTGATAGATTAAACAATCAATCAGAACTAGAGCAATTCAAGATATGGCTACAAGAAGGAACTAACGTGTTTTCTTCTGATACATCAAGAGGTAGATTAGCAATACAACTTCTAAAGAATCATCCTAAAATAGCATTAGATAAGAATCAAGTAAATGAAAATATACATGAATTCTATATTGCTGAAGAAGAAGAAGCTATTAAGGAAGCTAACAAGAAGATTGATATTGTTATGGATGGTTTAACTAAGTTAGGATTATTATTTGCTAACTATGATATGTTTACCAGATACCAATTATCTGTAGTTATGGATTTAGTTACAGGAGAAGCATCTGATTCTTTAGTAGAAATGTCTTTAAAGAATCACATTTGGGAACAACGTAAAGTATCTAAAGGAACTCAAGATGAACGAATCATGCAGTTCTTAGAACAATACGATATACTATTGAAAGACAAAGATAAAGTTTACATTCGCTATATGATTCAACAAGCAATCAATACTGGAATATTCTATCTTACAGGAGGAAAACACTTTTGGAGAAGTCAAAAAGGAATTGAAAATCTGTATAATTTAGGAGCATCTAAAACAAAGATTGAGAATATGTTGTATCAAGAAATGGAAGCTTATGACCCTGATTTAACTGATGATAATGTATATCACAAACTATTAAGTGAACTGAAACAAAAAGGAATTAAATGTCGATAAGTATAGATTTTCTCCATTTCAAATTGGAACAAGGTTATAATAAGTTATCTAATAATCACCAAAAGTATCTTACTGATGTTGAAAAGGATGAAGTATTAAATACTGCTATATTTGAATACTTGGAGATATTTATACATGGGAGAAATCCTAAGAACTTTAATATAGGTTTTGAAGTTACTCAACAAAGAATTGATATGTTACATACCTTAGTTGTATCATACCCAGAATTTCCTAAACAAGATATAACACCACTAGAGGATAACATATTCTATTATGAATTTCCTGATGACTATAGGTCTTATCGTAGTGCTAGAGTTTTTGAAAGTAATGGATGTAATATAGCTTATGATGTTAACATAGAACAACACGGAGATTTAGCAACTACAAGACGTTCATTTCATAGAAGAACATCAAAAAGATTTCAATACATTATAGGAACAATTAGGAGTAATAGATTGTATTTATATGCTGAAGATGAGTTAAATCCTAGTAAGTTAGAAATAACTTATATAAAGAAACCATTTAAAGTATGTAAAGGAACATATCCACGTCTTGAAGATAGAAATGTAGCTAATCCTCCACTTCTTCTACCACAAGATTGTAATCTACCTGAAGAATATGTAGATATAATAATTAGTATTGCTGTTCAAGAATTAGCAAGAAGATTTAGTGATGGTAATACTAAAAACATTCAAACCGATAAACTCATAAATTTAACATAATATGAAAAGAACTCACAAGCCGTATCAAGAATATTTTCTTGTGGCAAAAAATGGTACTACTCTGGCAACAGATACTAGTGACTTGTTTACAGCTAATGCTATTAATTTAACAGATGGGCAACTCGGTATTTTAAATGTTTCTGGTAACAAATTTGTTACAGGTTCAAATACTGTATCTACTGTTCCTGCTATTAAACTATTAGCTGGTACATCAACATCTGCTGATTTTAGTAAGAATTACGGATGGCATGTTGGAGAGGTTAAACCTTTCTTAGAAACTCCTACTATTGATGCAAGTCATGAAGTACAATCATTTACTGCAAGTTTAACTCCAGTACAATCTAATTCAGCTGTTTACATTGATGGAGTATCTACTCCAGTTGCTTCAACTGCTACAGTTAAACAGAATTATGCTATTAATATTTTATTCCGTTCTGTTCGTAAGGATAGAGATTATGGTAATAATATTGATAAGTTAATTACTAGCTATGAAACTCCTCTTACTTTAGTAGGTGCTGATGCTTCTCAACAAAAATCTTATGTACTAGCTAAGTTAATTGGTAGAATTAATGCTCAATCTAAGTTGAATAATCTTCAACCACAATGGGCTAATATTGCTGCTAAAAAACATGTTATTGCATTAGGTATTAATTTGAATGGAAGTGCTACTGGAACTGCAATTTCAACAATTAAAACAGGAACTAGTGTTGATGTAATGAGTACTACTAATGGTACACTAAGTGTAACATTTACTGCTGGAATGGTTCAAACATTAAATAATTTTATTAAGA